TACTTTATCATTCCAGTATCGTTATTATTGTCGTCTTTAAGATAGTATTCGCAAGGGTGGCCGCCGTCATTAACCAGCCGAAAAGGATATTTCTTTTTGTTAATGTTTTTTATTAGGGTTTTCTCGGTTAGCGGCAACAAATCAAACACTTGTTCTATAGTAATCATTTTATCACCTCATAAATAGAGTTATAATTGCAGCACCGGCTTTTATAAGTCCAGAGCCGGTGAACTGGGAAAAGAGGAGTTAGATAATTTCACAAAGGCCAATATATCCGAGTTTGTGATTTATAGCAATTTCAAAGGTTTTATTGTCTGAGGTGTGCGTTTCAATAGTATCTGTTTCGCCAGCGGGATTATAATCTGTTATTCGGCAAGCGTTACAAGTGTCAAATTGTAACAAATAATACAGTAAATCCTTACCGGACAATGCGCCAGACTCTATAAGTTCTAATGTTGGCAAAGCCGCATCGCCTTGTAAGAACGTGATATGCCGGTAGTCTTTTGTAGTTTCCATTTTTTAACTCCTTAAAATAGGTTGTCAATTATCTATTGAATACTATCGTCATACTTCAACATTAAACTTAACATAAAAATATAGATTGTCAAATAAAAAATAAGAAAAGCTGATAATTTATAGTAACAGCGATATAAAGCCAAAAACAGCGATAAATAGAGCAATATAGTTATAAAACACGTTAGGCAAAATAAACCAATAATTCAAGGATAAAACAATCACAGATTGTCGATTATGAGAAGAAGAGAGATAACAGAAAAACAGAGAGCCTTCACAGAGGCGTACTATACAGCAGGTAGTGAAACATTTGGCAATGGCAGAGAAAGTGCAAGGAAAGCAGGATATAGAGGTAGTGATGCATATCTTGATACGATGGGGTCTAAATTGGTTAGGAATAATAAGGTTATTGCCCTGAAAAAGCAGATACAAGCCAAGACAGCCAAAGAGTACAAACATACTGAAGCAGTAGCTATAGCAGGCCTATACTCAGACCTTGCCTACCTCGACGAGCAGGCGCAGGCCGGTAATATTCAGGCCATACAGGCAAGGACGGCCATACGCAAAGAGTTGAATAATATCTGCGGCCTGCAGCACCAGAACATACATACGGACATCCAGCAGCCGGAGCCGCTGACAGCTGAAGAGATAAACGAGTACAGGCAGGCGGCGAGACAGCTCACCTCAATCAGGTTGAGCAAGTCAGGATAGCTGCTGTAATAGCTCTCAGGCCGTTCAGATTGGCTCAGGATGGCCAAACGGCTGGCAATGGCTCTTGTGAGCCATAAATTAAAATTATTGCAAATATGAGGCAAAGAGAGGGGCTTAACCCCCCAGGGGGCGGTGGGCTATTGTATGATAGTGTCCCTCTTAATATATATGGATTTTAACCAATACAAGACTAATTTTATCCAGTGGAGGCAAAATGAAGCAAGAGGTAGAGCGGGCATTACAGACGCTTACATTGTTGGCTGACAATGTAGCTCTAAACAAGGCACAGCGTGACGTAGTTTATGGTGCTATTGAGGTGGTTAGGGCGGCGTTAGACAAGCCTGACAAGAAAAAGATGTCGTAAGTCCTTATTTTCTAAAAATTGTGGATAACTTTTTTTTTTTTTTTTTTTCCGTATATGGCGGTACTGGCTTTTTCTTTGGTTTTGGCTTAATAATTGGGGTTGGTAATTTAGGTAAGGATTGTGGATAACTTTGTGGAGATGGGAAAATGTGGCGTTTTATAGCAAAATGGCTGAATAGTCTTACGGACGTTATGCTTGCCAAGTTAATTTTGGAGTGTAAGGCGATACTTAGGAAGCGCAGGGATGGTTTATAATAAAAGTACTAAAGAGTACGTATTTTCTGTTGGCCAGAGATATTTATTATTTAATTACAGTCCCACGAAATGGGCGTTGCCATTTTATTATGCGACCCACTGGAGTGGTTTACGCAAGGAGTCTTACAACATAAGCAGGCATTTTTCTGTGTTATGTTTTCATTTTGAGTTAAATTTTAGTGGGCCGACAATCAAAGACCCAGATGGTTATAACGGCGGGTTTGGGTGGTATAGGCAGGCTATGAGATATAAGGGAGCAAGAGTTGATTGACCTCGACGACCCGAAGTTAAACGAAAAGTTAATGCAGGTAGACCCTGGTTTTTGGGCTATGCAGAGCAGGATTAAACTTCAGGCCGGTTTTTTTACATTCAAGAATTTTGAGTATCAGCGTGAGCCTTTAACTACTGGCGCTCGTCGTTTATGTTATTTGAAGGCCGCCCAGAGTTTTGGTGCTACTGAGATGGAGGTCTTAAAAGACCTTCACGGTATGATAATGTGCAAATACAAGTTGGGCGTGGCTCATATTTTTCCTACAAACGACGAGGTTGGCGAGTTTAGCAAGTCGAGATTTAAGCCTTTAATAGCCACTAATAAGGACTCTATCGGCAGGTTTGTTAAGAATGTGGTTGGCAGCACTGATACTACTTCGCTCAAGAGAGTCAGGGACGCTTTTTTATATCTTCGTGGCGCAAGGCTGAGCCAGAAGGTCGGCGACAGTTCCGAGAGTACGAGCAGTAAAACTGCCGGATTTTCGGTTGACAAATGCGTCTTTGACGAAGTTGACTATATGGACACCGATGTTATCGAGAAGTACAAGGGTCGTATGGGTCAAAGTCCTCACCAGCATGAGGTATATTTAGGCAATCCGTCCCACGAGGATTTCGGGATAGACCTTATCTTCAAATCATCCGACCAGCGGTACTGGTTCAGGAAGTGTTCGTGCGGTCATTGGACTTGTGCCGAGAAGAGTTTTCCTCAATGTGTAAAAATACGCAAAGACGGAACCGGATATGTCGGGTGTGACAAATGTGGCAAGCCCGTACCCGTCTGGGCGGGCGAAGGTACCGGCGAGTGGGTTCCCGACTATCCTGAAAAGACAAAATATATGCAGGGTTATATGGCAAGCCAGTTAATAACACCTTTTAATGACCCTGCCGAGATATTGGAAGATTTTACCAATCCTCCACACGGCAACCTGGCTGATGTCTACCGGCTTCGGCTGGGTTTGCCTTATTCTAATAGGGACGAGAGGCTGCGAAGGGGCGACGTTTTGGCTTGTTGTGGCGGTTATGCTTCGCCGGAGAAACACTCAGGCCCGTGTGCTATGGGCGTTGATGTAGGCAAAGTGAAGCACGTAGTAATTGGTATTAAGACACATACGGAGAGGTATGAAGTTCTCAGAGCGTGTAAGTGTGAAACTTTTGATGAAATTTATGACCTTGCTAAAAGGTATAATGTCAAAAGTACTGTCATTGATATAAGGCCTTATGAAGACGAAGCAAGGTCGTATCAGAAACAGGTTAATGGTAGATGTTATCTTTGTGAGACCAAAGACTATCAGGTAACTGATTCTATTTTCAACGATAATACCGGTATCGTTAAGGCTGGCAAGACCGAGATGTTCGACCACACCCATCGGTTAATTACGAAGGGTAAGATAGTTTTGCCACGTCAGTGTCCGGAGGTCGATGAGTTTGCGAGGCAGTGTTGCAACTGTGCCAAATTCGAGGAGAAAGATAATCGCAAGGGTATTACTGTGTTCCGCTATCGTCCTACGGGTGACAGGGCAGACCATTTTAGGTGTGCGCTAAATTTCTTCGTTCTGGCCGCAAGCGGCCACAGATTAAGGGTTGTAAACAAACACAGAAAGGCAAGGCGTGACCACGCAAACAACGAGTATTCGAGGGTCTAATGAGTGAAAAAGCGAAAGAGATTATAGATTTACGGAACAGGGAGCTTGCCGCACAGAATAACGTCAGGACGTTATGGCAGGATACTGCCGATTATCTATATCCTTATGTGAATATAACATCAACATATCAGTCGGGAGAGAGCAGAACCGATACGGTATATGCTATGACGCCTATGCTCGATGCTATGGATATGGTATCCGGCTTGAAGTATGTATTAGTTCCTGTCGGGCAGACATTTTTTGCCATTAAAGCGGCAAATGACGTTGAAGTTACAGGCGATACCCAGAGATATATTTCATATTTAACAGAAAAGGTTCACGAGGAGCTGTTCCAGTCTAACTTTGTAACCGAATTTGACGAGGTGTTGCGGTCGTTAATTATTTTCGGGCCCGCTTCTATTTATTCTGAATGGACGCCTACAACCGGATTAAATTACCGTTCACAGGTAATAGGTACATATCAATTCCTCGAAGACGCAAAAAAGAACGTAACCGGTATTATCATAACTGTACACTATACTGCTCGTCAGGCAATAGAGGAGTTTGGCGAAGAGAATGTTAGCAAGAGCATCAGGGAAGCAAATGAAGACCCAAAACAATCTAATAAGTTATTTGAATTTATATATTTATGTAGAGCAAGGCAGAAAACTAACGGCAGTCTCTCGCCGAGGATAAATACTAATATGCCGTTTGAGTCTATAATCATAGCGGTCAAGGACGAAGAGATTATTGAAGAGGGCGGCTTTGAAGATTTCCCGTATCATAGTGCCAGATGGATGCGGCCTGCCAACGAGAAAGATGGCAGGGGGATAGGGACGGAGATACTTCCCCAGGTCAAGGTTCTCAACCAGATGATGAGCGACTTTATTGAGTGCGGTAATAAATGGGTGAACCCGCCGAGAGAGATACTTGACTCGTTTGAGGGCGAAGTCAAAGTAACGCCAGGCGCAAACAATTACGTAGTAGAGCCAAACTCTATCAGGGCGCTGGAGCAGGGAATGATGGGCAACTTCCCTATCACTAAGGAAATGATTACCGACCAGAGAGAAGTGATTGACAGAGCTTTCTTTAAGAACGTTTTCAGTCCGCTTGAGGGTTTGCAGGGTGACCGCAGGAACGAGTTAGAGATAAGAGAGCGAGTCAGGGGTACGCTTCCTAAGATTGGCCCTAACGTCGGTCGGATATGGGTAGAACTTCTTGACCAGCTTATAATAAGGTCTACTTTACTCTTAATCAGGAATGGCGTCTGTCCACCGCCACCGCCGGAACTGCAGGGCACGCCTATTAAAATTGAATATGTTGGCGAGTTTGCACTTGCGTTAAGAAATCGTCAGGCAAAAGCGTTTCAGGAATGGGCGTTGATAGTAGGTGAGATGGCACAGATATTCCCAGACGCACCTGATAATATCGATAGCGACGATGCTATTATAAGAATGGGCGAGACGCTGGGTGTGAACGTAGAGGATATTGCAAGCCCGCAGGAGCGTAATGCAAAACGTCAGTATCGTGCTGAGCAGCAGGCTAAGCTTGAAGCCGCACAAGCCGTACAAGTAGCAAGTCAGGCTTATAGAGACACAAGTGGCGCCGCCGAAGAAGGCAGTCCTGCCGGTGCAATAACGGGAGCATAATATGCCATTCAAATCAGAAAAGCAGAGAAAATATTTATGGGCGAAGAAGCCTAAGGTAGCAAAGAAGTTTGCCAGGCATAAAAGGAAAAAAAAGAAATAATGGACAGAGACGAACAGTTCAGACAGTTGGCTATGGACTATATGGAGGCCTTTAGCACAGAGGGCGGCAAGCGTGTCCTTGCAGATTTATCAAGAGAATGTTATGAAAACTCTATCACATTTATAAGAAATGAACCAGACTCTACTGCTTATAATAGCGGTAAGAGATACGTAATACTTAGAATTAGAAAGATGTTAAATAAATTAGATAAGCCGAGACAGAAATCGGCGACAAACGAAAGGTAATAAAATGCCAGAAGAAGGATTAGCAGAGACCCCTGCCGTAGAGACTCCGGCAGAGACTACCCCTGCCCCTGATTGGGTAAGTGTGGACGGAACACTTGCTGAAGGATGGGCAAGTCATTTAGACGAAGGGTACAAAGAAGAAAAGATGTTATCGACGGTAAAGGATGTAAAATCTCTTGCTAAGATTGCCGTTGATGCAAAGAAGATGATAGGCAAGAACAAGGTTGCTGTTCCAACCGAGAATTCTACAGAAGCCGAATGGAACGAGTTTTATACCGCAGGCGGTATGCCTGCGACGGCAGAAGATTATCATCTTGAGTATCCACAAGATATGCCTACCCCTGAAGTGCCGGAATTAAGGCAGGCTTATATGGAGCACAGTCACAAGATAGGTAAATCTCAGGCGCAGGCACAAGCCGACTATGAGTTCTACAACAACCTTATCAAGAAAGCACACGAGGCGCAGGAGCAGGCAGAGAAAGACGCTATGCTTGACGCTACCGAGAAGTTAAAACTTGAATGGGGTAACGCTTTTGAGCAGAAACAGCATTTCGGTAACGTAGCAATTGAAGAGGGCGTTAAAGGCGACCTTGAACTGAAAGACAGAATAGTCGACAAGTATGGCAACGACCCTGACTTTATTAAGGTAATGGCCAATCTCGGCGACAAGTTTGCCGAGCACCGAACCATATCTCCAAATATACCTACGCCTGGAGACATACAAACACAAATTGATACATTGATGAGTAATCCTCTCTATACTCACGGTACTAAAGCTGAGCGCTTACGTATAGCGAATCAGATTATGCGGCTAAGAGAGAGTCAGAACAAGGGGTGATTACCTAATTAGGCCACTCTAAGTTTATATAAATGAGATTATTTCCTTAAACTGGAAACCTCAAAGATGATAGTAGTCTATCCGCTACCCTGCGTTAAGGCAGAATAGACCCCAGCGGGGATTATCTAATTCGAGCAATCTAATTTTAGGTAGGAGATTTGTACGATGAGTGTACAAATTACTACTGCCTTTGTAGACCAGTTTAAGTCTAATATCTTACTGTTGTCACAACAGAAGGAGTCCGTACTGCGGCGATGCTGCAGAATGGAAGACGTCACCGGCGATACAATGTATGTCGAGCGTATTGGTGCTACTGAAGCACAGTTAATAGCCGACAGGCACGGTGATACGCCACAGATTGACACTCCGCATAGCAGGCGTAAACTTACAATGGCAGATTACAACTGGGCAGACCTGATTGATAATGTTGATAAACTTAAAATGCTTATCGACCCTCAGTCGGTTTATGCCCAGAACGCTGTAGCGGCGTTTAACCGGTCAATAGATGACGTGATTATCACGGCATTAGGCGGTGCTGCTTATGGCGGCCACGCAGGTGGCACAACTATCAACAACTACGACGTAGGCGAGTGCAGGCTGGTTGAATCTGACGGAACTATTGCGGCAGCCGGAAGCGACTGGAGCGATAAAACCGAGACAGGCTTGACTATTGCCAAACTTCTCACTTGCAAGCAGTTGTTGGACGACGCAGAAATTGACCCTGCTCGTCAAAGGTATTTTGTAACCAATCCGTATAACATTAACCAGTTACTTAATACCACAGAGGTTAAAAGTTCAGATTATAATACAGTAAAAGCATTAGCACAAGGCCAGATTGATACGTTTATGGGATTTAAGTTTTTGTCAAGTACAAGACTTTCCGCAGACGATACCGATACTGGCGCTACCAAGTGTTTTGCTTTTGCTCAGGATGCGATTGTCCTCGCAATTTCTGAAGAGCCTACGGTTCGTATATCTGAACGAGACGACAAGAACTACTCGACTCAGGTTTATGTTGAGATGTCCCTTGGCGCCACAAGAGTTGAAGGCCCCGCAGTGGTCGGTATTACACTGGACACTGAATAAGAAAGGAGACTGAAATGAGTAAGACATTTCCATATCCGTATCGTCCCCTTGATTATATAGCTAATCCACACGATTTTACGGGTGACAACAATTTAGGTCTTTCAACTAACGATAGTATACAACGTTTTGTTCTTGGAACACGGTATATAGCGTGGGACGGCAGCGTTTACAAATATGTAAAAGCCGCTTCAACTTATACATCTTACCAAATGGGTGTGTGGGACGAAGGCACTGGTGCTGCTGTAAGTTATGAATCTATTGGTGCCGCATCTGCTGCTGGTTCAAATGAGGTTACTCTAACAGAGAGTTCCATCACCGAAGACCAGTATTCAGGTGGATATTTACTTTTATTCCACGCCACTGGCGGTGGACAGGTATATGGCATCCAAAGTAACGAAGCAACGTCAGGGACTATAACCAAGTTATATCTTGACCGACCTTTATGTAAAGCAGTTACTATATCAGATAGTATAGAACTTTACGCAAACCCATACTCCGCTGCCAAGCAGGGTAACTCTGGTGGAACACAGGGATTTATTGGTATTCCAGTAGCTTTGCTTACGGATAATTACTATGGGTGGGTAAAAACTCGTGGCCCATCATTTGTTGCTCCACAGTCAACTGTTGGTAATGCTTATCTTGGTGGTGTGTGGTGGAGGCACGATGGTTCAGTTGATGTTCACGGTAATATTGAAACTTATGTTACCAGTCAATATGCTGGTTACGTTATGGTTGGTGACGCTTCTAATGACGGCCCACTGATTATGCTGCAGGGTTCTTTTTAAGGAGTAAAATGATGACAATGTTTGAAGACGGAAAGCGTGTTGTCCCACCAAAGGACGACAAAAAGTCTGATAAGAAAAAGGACAAGAAGAATAGGAAGTAGGGTTCGACGGGGAGGGGACAGCCTCTCCCCGTTTTTTTCAATATGCAAATAATATCAAAAAGAACAAAGTGTCCTGGTATGATAGTGTCTGTAAACGAATCACAGAACAGTATAAAGGACGAAGTTAATCGTCGGTCTTGCAAGGCCGGTTATACTGACCGAGATGGTCAACCTAAAGACTTACCTAAGATACGTATATTCGGCGGTGGCTTTGGCAGGAATAACTATAATTTATGGCCCCGTGATGAGCAGGGCAATTTAATTGATTAAAAAGGAGTAAAATTATGGCTGCTACAGGTGACGAACATCTATGGGGGTTCCTGCGATATGCGAGAGCCAACCCATACAACAGCTTAAACAGCGTCCACTGGGACGAAATAGATGCAATGGCGGCGCTATATGCGCCTGTAAACGATACAAGCGGTGGTTCTACAAACGCAACTGACCCTGGAACTTATGACAGCACAACTGATATTCCAGGCAAGACTGCAACTAATGGCGATGGTACTGGCTTAGGTTTTGAAACGCCGACATCCGCATTAACCGACCAGGCTTTGTATCCAGAGTCGCACATATTCACTAATGTGCCAGCATAAGGAGATAAATAATGGCTATAGAGCTTGATACCAATAGTTCTCCGACTTTAGTAGAACGGGGTCACATACCAACTTCGGCCAAGTTCTTCTGTACCAACGGCACAGAGGCGGACGCAAGTACGGCGGTTGAGGCCGTAGCCGCACCTGGTGAGGGAAAAAATTTATACATAACATCGGTTATGATTACATCTGATGACGCTGATGCGAATCCGCAATTGCAATCTAACAACGCAACGCCGGCAGTACTGTTTGGGCCAATACACACCACAGTCGAAGGCTCGCCGGTTGTATATAAATTTGAGCATCCAATTAAGGTGGCCACTAACGAGGCTATCGACCTGAAATGTGCTGCGGCTGGCCATGTATCTATTTTTATTGAAGGCTATTCAGGATAGGAATCGTTATGGCTATTACAGAACTAAACTTAACGCCGAGCAGAAAAGAGGTGCAGTGGGCGCTAAACGTTATCACTTCTGACGCATCTGGCGGTATTGACTTAAAACCTGCCGTGCCAGATGGCGGGTAGATGAAATACTTAATAACGAAACTGCACAGGGCAATGTCTGGACATTTACAACAGAATAATTATTCGATAGATGTACGTACTACTGCGTATTGTTCGGTGGTTAGGTTGCGTTTCCAAAAGGTTTTGAGTGTTTATTAAAGATAACAGATGAAAAGGCGTTAGGATAAGATATGGCAATAGTACAAGCTGATATAGATTTAATGAATATGGCAATAGGTCGTCTTGGCGCAAAGCAGATAACCCTTGCAAGTTATAACGCCGGTACAAGGCCGGAAGATGTGCAGGCAGAGCTACACTATGAACACACAAGAGACAGTCTATTGCGTAGTTTTGAATGGCCGTTTGCAAAGACAAGATTTAGGCTGGTATCATCTTGGCTGACCTTATACACTTATACTACCGACCACTATGTTTGGAATAGTTCTACGCTATATAAATGCTCAACGGCTCATGTCGCCGCTGCGTTATTTGCGACAGATGCGGCAAATTGGACGGAAGTTACAACAGCAACAGAGGACACGGTATTTAACTATAACTATAGTTTACCGGCAAATTGTCTCAGGTTGGTAGAGGTAATAGACGACGACAATCTGGACTGGAACTTAGAAACGAATTATATCAACACCAATTCCACCGCAATAGATATAGTTTATATTGACAAAGTAACAACAACTACTGAATGGAGTTTGGCTTTTAAGGAGATGTTGGTTTGCAGGCTGGCTCTTAATTTGCTTGGCCCATTAACAGGAATAGGTAAGCCGTCTTTGAAAATGAGGCAGCTTTTATTACAGGAACTTCAGGTATTACAAAAACAGGTACGTGCAATAGCAAGGCAGGAAGGTAATAATTCTGGAAATTCTGACTGGAACAACGCTCGGCTCATATAAGGTTATCAACAGGGAAGAAGACCCATCTGTTATTGAGACCTTAAAAGATTACTTTATTGGAGACCAATGTTATCCTATAGAAGTAATGGCAAACGAGTTCATTGAGATGATGATATATCAACCTAACGATATATATGTTCTGACAGGCTACTACAAAGAGATATTAGTAGCCTTTTTAATAGCGTATGTGGTTGGCGACAGGAATTATGCATTACTTTCTCAGGCGTGGTCTTATGCTAAAGCGATAGATTCAGGGATAGGATTTGGGATAATTGAGGACTGGTGCAGAGAAAAAGGATTAAAAGAATTAAGATACGAAACTTCAAGTAAGGTGGCTATGTTAATGGGCCAAAAAAGATACGGTTTTAGAGAATTAGGTATAATTATGACAAAGGAATTATGATGGGCGGACTCGGAGAAAAGACAGGCGGAAAACCAGTAGAAGCGCCACCTGTGCCGCCACCAGAGGCGTTACCAATGAGAGATGACGAGGCAGGCGATTTTGCAATGAGGCAGGCAGTAAGACGTTCCGGCTATGCCAAGACTATACTCACCGGCGCATTAACACCTAAATCGACTGGAAAGAAGAAAGTCCTTGGCTAATGAGATTTGGTGCAATATGGATGAGGGCGCAACTCTTTATGCCATAATCTGGCGTCAGAGTAACGACCAGGTTTGTATAGTCGCAGGCAATACATCAGAGGCGTGGGTAGACGCCAATATAGATAATTATGATGTGCCCCTTACCGACCACGACGGTGATTATTATTCTGCCGACTTCCCTACCGCCATAACCACGCCAGGGGTTTATCGAATAGTTATTTTCAAACAAGCTGGCGGCAGTCCCAACGCAGACAACGACTCGTCTGAATTTCAGGGCGAGTTTTACTGGAACGGGACAGAGGAAGAAAATCTGCATACCATAACTATTACAAATACATCTGTAACCAATGTATATGACGAAAGCACGCCACCGCCAGTAGTGACGATAACCGACTTATGACAAATAAAGCGGTAATAAATTTTAATTCCGGCGAGGTCACACCTGAAATCTACGAGCGCAGGGATATAGAGAAATATTCGGGCGGTTGCCGGAAATGCGAAAATTTCATACCTGATATTTATGGCAACGCAACGAGGCGGCCAGGCACAGAGATGATTTTAAGCAAACAGGGTGATGGCAGGAATAGTGCTTGTGTTTTCCCGCCCCCACCAAGCGACCCGACTAAAATAAGCATATCGACAGCAGAGGAATTGCAGAAGATAAGTTATGACATCGATTACCCTTCTGACGGCGACTATGAATTAGCCAATGATATAGATTGTTCTGGTATAAGCCAATGGGAGCCTATAGGCGGTCGGCACGTTGATTATGGTGGTGAAAATGTTTTTACCGGCACATTTGATGGTCGGTATTATACTATTTCAAATGTAAGCCACGAATTTAATCATTATCAGAATGGTTGTGGTTTTTTTGGAGAAGTAAATGGTGCCACCATTAAAAGAGTGATAATTAAAAATATAAATATACATAAAAAAGATTTTTTTGGCTCTGGCCCTGTTGGTCTGCTTTGTGGAAGAACTACAGGAAATGACGTAACTGTTACTGATTGTTACGTACAGGGTAGTTTTTCTTATACCCATTCATCATCTGATAATGGAGTTGCGACAGTCGGCGGCGTAATTGGCACTATTGGTGTAACTTCGATTATTCAAAGATGTGGTTGCGATATAGAAATTTCTTCGGAAAAACTACTTGGAATATGCGGCGGTTTTGTAGGCAGTTCACCAAGTGGCGGCGTAACTATCACAGACTGCTATGCGATTGGCTCAATAAATGCGGGAACACAAAAATTAAATGGTGTTGGCGGTTTTATTGGCAGTCAAACATATAGAACTGGTACAGTTGAACAAGTGCTGACTAATTGTTATTCTGCTGTATCAATTACCGGCAAAGAATATAGAGACCCGTCCTATATAGGTGGCTGGCTTGGTTATTTTGGTACAACGTCAACTGCTGACGGTGATTACACGGCCTGTTTCTGGGATGATACCAAAATGGACGAGGGAACAATAACCGACCAAGACGATGATATTTATGATTGCGGAAGGTTAGACACAACAGGACTTGACGGCAATCTTGATGGTGTTACCAAGTCCACAACAGCCTTAATGCAGATAGAAAAAACTTATACAGATGCAGGTTGGGATTTCACCCCCAATACAGGCGTTTGGCGGATTAAGCCTGACGATTATCCTCGTCATCAATGGCATAATAAGGCAATAGATTGCGTATGGGTATACTGGTAAATGAATATAGCAGTAGTAAATTTTAGTGGCGGTGAATACTCGCCAAAAATAGATTGTCGTGCTGATACTGAAAAGTATGCCAGCGGGTGTAGAACGTGCAAGAATATGATACCGATGATTTTCGGCGGCGCTACACGCAGGCCTGGAACAGAATGGATTAGTAGAGATGCTATATTTGAAACGATGATAGTGGATATTATTGCCTGTGAAAATGCGGGATTGTGTTACGAAAATAATGTGGTAAATGAAACCTATACAACATTTCTTAACCAACTAATTTGTTATGAAAACGATATAGGGTGTTATGAGAACGAGATAGTAGTAGATTCGCCTCTTATATCAAAAGCGGGGATAGTAATATGTTACGAAAACAATGTGTTGTTTTACGAAAACGAAATAGTTTTAGATAATTAGGAGTAATAATGGCAGATATGAAAGAAAAAGGTATAGCCTTGCTTAACAGCAAGTCTGTTACCATAGGAACAAATAGCAATGCAACAAAGACAATTTTATATACCGTACCAGAAGGCAAAGACTGTATTATTACAGAGGTGATACTTAGAAATCCAAGTGGTACGCTTGCCGGTTGTACAGACGTAGATTTTGGTGTCGGCGCTACTTGTGCCACACAAGCGTTCCTGAACAATGAAACTGGTATAGGCGATATGACGGCAACCACAGATTTTATGCGGCTTGTTACATCAAGCGACGACTACAAGGTTATTGACGGCGATGACGCTACTGCCGCCAACAGAGAGTTTGGTATTTATGTAGTAGCTGGCGCAACAGCAGCCGCAGCGACGGTTACAATTGATGTGTTTGGCTATATATTTTAAGGCAAACTATGGCTACGAGAATGGTTCCTTTTATCTATTCTTCGACCATAGCTTATGCTGTTGAGTTCGGAGAATACTATATAAGTTTCTTTTATGATGGCGCACTTCTGGCGGGGACGGGTGCGACTATAGAATCTCCATATTTACAAGAAGACCTGCCGGAGTTAAATATTAGACAGGTTGGCGATACAATGTGGATTACTCACGAAGAGTATAAGCCGAGAAAACTTACCCGAACCACCACAACTACATTCTCGTTAGATATTATCACATTCACAACTGGCCCATTTCTTACCAGAAACGATATAGCCAAAGATGACGGCGTAACTATGGCCTATACAGGGACGCTTACCAAAGATGCCGTAGGCACGCTTACCTGTTCTGCTGCACACTTTGAGTCAGGTCACGTTGGGGCAATATACCAATTAACACATAGTAGATTAACTGACGATTGTAAAGTGTCAACAACAGGGGCGGATGACAGTGCGTGGTTAGATGTAAAAGGCAATTATACACTCAACACACACGGCTTCTGGACGGGAACAGTTGAATTATTAAGAAAAGAAGACGGGCACGACGAAGAAGTTAAAAGAACTTTCATATCCGCTAATGACAGAAATGTTCAGTTCACATCTACGGAACGAGAATACGACGTTGCTTATAAAATAGGGCCACTTGCCGGTATGTCTGATGCCTTTGGCGCTGATATAACCGCTAACGTAAGTACGAAAGTTGGCGTAGTAAGAATAGATTCTATTACGAGCGCAACCGTTGCTGTTTGTACTGTATTGCATACAATAGGCGGAACATCGGGTCTTGCCACAAAGCGATGGGCGGAAGGCGCTTGGTCGGGCGTTCAAGGTTATCCTAAAACCGTAGCGTTTTTTGCCGATAGATGTATGTATGCAGGAAACAGGTCTATATGGTTGAGCAGAGTTGGTAGGTACGAATACTTTGATACGGGTGTGTTAGCCGACGATTCATTTACGGTTGACCTTGCAACTACCAACGAAATTATGTGGATTGATACCGTTGATGAAGTTATAGTTATCGGTACTACAGGATTACCATTCACCCTTAAAAGCAATAAAATAGGCTCGCCGCTTACCCCAACAAACTGGACAGCAGACCCAGTGGCTGGGTATGGTTCTGCTAATATACAAGGCGTAAAGGTAGATAACGCAATACTTTACGTCGATTTAATGGGTAAAAAAATAGTCGAGTTTGGCTACAATGCAGACGAGTTGAAGTATCGTACTCCCGATATGACTGTTCTTGCCGAACACGCAACCCTCTCTTCTACAATCACGTGGATAGCACACCAAAAAAACCCAGAGTCAATACTCTGGTTCGGTATGGCCGATGGCACGCTTCACTCCCTAACATATAACAGAGAGCAGAATGTTATAGCTTATGCTCCGCACCCAACTACCGGAAATGTAAAATCCGGCTGTATAATTCCAGGCGACGGCGAAGATGAGGTCTGGTTCACAGTAGAACGAGAACTTAACAGCGAAACTACAACCTGTGTGGAACGTATGTGGCCAAGGACGTTAGACGATGATGACGATGCTCACTTTGTGGATTGTGGTGTGGTTTACGACGGGATGGCAACTACCAGCATTACAGGATTAGACCACCTTGAAGGTGAGACTGTTGCTATACTTGCTGACGGTGAAGCTGTAGCGCCACAAGTTGTTTCAGGCGGCTCGATAACACTGGCAGATGCCGCATCAAAGGTTCATGTTGGTTTACCATTCACACCCGTACTTAAACCTATGCGGCTGGATATAGATACTAAAGGTGGTTCTACTCACGGTTCTATTGCAAACATACCAGAATTGGTATTAAGTCTGAAAGATTCCGACAATGTAGCATACGGAGATAGTGCGTCTGCTTTATATGATATAGACCTTACAGACGTTGAGCTGGTCAATACCAGCGAAGTAACAGGTTTGTTTTCCGGCGATGTTACTCTCCATCAGGCAGGTGGGTTTAGTGTTGATGATGCCATAGTAATATCATCAGGTATTACCAACAATGTAGTTGACCCAACCCCATTGACGGTCAGGGCGATAGTTGCAAGAAAGGAAGTTACCGGTAGATGATAATTACCCGGAAGGCCACACAGGAAGATATGGATTTTATCAGGCTCAATCCGCTTGAGGAAGCGGTTAAACAATATCCTATATGTCCTATAGACGACTTAACTACTGTCAGCTTATATAATGGCGTACCTTTTGCTATTGGTGGACTCAGGCCAGTTTGGAAAGGCGTGGCGGAGGCGTGGGTTATAATGACTAAAGAAGTCTTAAAATTTAAGGTCGAGGCTCTATGGAAGGTCAGAGAGGAAATGGACAGAATGATTGCCGAAAGCGATTACAAAAGGATTATGGCAATAGTCAGGGTAGATTTACCACAGGCGATAAAAATGATAGAATTTATGGGATTTGAAAATGAGACACCTAACGGAATGAAGAGTTTCTTTTCTGACGGGTGTGATGCTTATATGTATTCGAGAGGTGGATAATGAGTGGTTTTGCAGCAGTTGGGTTACAAATGCTTGGCTCTATTGTGGGCGGTGTACAGCGAAGCCAAGAGGCTAAGTCTGCGGCTAATATGGCACAATATAGGGCAAGGCTCGCCGCAAGAGAAGCTGAGGCAATAAAACAAAAATCTGCTTATGAGAGTATAAGACAGGCAGAAGAGGCAGAACGAATCAAAGGTAGGCTTAAGGCTGGACTTGGAACAGCAGGAGTGGTTACTTCTGTTGGGACTCCACTCCTAATACAGGCTAAACAAACTGCCGAACTTGAGCTTGAAAATCTGTTT